GCCAACCGTCTGCCGGACAGCAGTTTGATAAACAGAAAACCAGATTCATAAGAGAAGTGAATGCCATGGGTCTCTGTTTCGGTTTTATCCCGCACAGCTTTGATGGCAGCATTTTCTACATCCCACCACAACTGCACAATGTGTGGCGAGGCAGTTCGCCAGTCCGTCACGATTTGCTTCAGTTCTGTATCGGACATTTCCGATCCACCCATGGCTTTCATTGCTCCGACCGATCCGCCGTAGCCACATGCCAATTCTGCGACCTTACCTTTCTGCCGAAGGTGTCCGTTGACACCGTGCTTGACCACAGGCACGCCGAAAATCTTAGATGCTGATGCACAGTAGATGTCTTTGCCCTCTGCAAATGCCTGCATCCGCCATGTTTCATCGGCAAGCCATGCAATGACACGTGCCTCAATGGCCGAGAAATCCGCCACGAGGAATTTGTAGCCGGGCTTTGGCACGAACGCCGTCCGAATCAGCTGCGAGAGCGTGTCCGGAACGTCTTCATACAGCAGTTCTACCGCCTCTAAATCACCAGACTTCACAAGCTCCCGTGCATCTTCCAAATCGGGGAGATGATTCTGTGGCAGGTTTTGCAGCTGAATGATACGACCAGCCTCTCGACCTGTTCGATTTGCACCATAGAACTGAAACATTCCTCTTGCACGACCATCCGAGCAGACGGCGTTCTGCATGGCTTGATACTTTTTGACCGAGGATTTTGATACTTGTTGTCGAAGTAGCAATACGGCTCGCAAGTCCGACGGAGCGGTTTTCAGCTGTTCCTGTACTTCTTTTTTGCCCAACGATTCTAACTCCAGTCCGTGTTCCGCCAGCCATTGTTTCATTTGCTGAACAGAGTTCGGATTGTTCAAGTTGGTCAATTTTTTAAGTTGCTGTAGCAGCTTATCTTTCGTGAGCGTATCCATGCGAATCGCTTGTTGTACCAACTGCAAATCCAGCTGGATACCTCGATCGTTGACGGTCTGGTCAAGATCGTACTCTCGCCAGACAAATTCCGGCACAGGGAACCGAGCAATTTTTTGTTCAATGGCTTGTTCGGTTTCCACATCTCGTTGGTTGTATGCCCGAAAGACGTTCCATTTCTCCGGAGCATCGGTTGGAGCATGAAACACCGGAACGCCGTTCACCGTGTCATATGGCACGCAGAAATAACGAATCAAAGCTTTCCCCTCAGATAGTTTTTGTTGCTGTAACTGTAGCACTGCCCCCACGCCGGCAAGGCTCAGCGGCAAGCCCAGATAGGCAGCTGCCACCATCGTACACCGCCATGCTTTCGGGCTGAGGTAGTTGCCGCAGGCATCCTCCTGCAATCCATAGGAAATGAAGCATTCCGGATAGTTTCGCCGCAACCAGACCGACAGGCAGACCCGTTCAAAGCTGGCGTTGAAGGCATGTTTCTGGATGCGGTCATCCGTCAGAGCGTTGAGGATTTCTTCCGGCAGCTGTTCGCCGCAGGCAAGGTCAACTACCTTCACTGGGGCATCGTCCACGGAATATGCAAAAAGCAGAATATCAAAATACGGGGAATCCGCATAGCGGTAAACCCCGGCTTTTGTAATATCCACATCACTTTTTGTTTCTAAGTCAATCATCAATTTTTGCATTGTTACACCTATTACCCACCCGAACAGATACTCTGTCAGTCGCCCACCCGACATTTTTGCTTACTTGTGATTCTTGAAATGATCAATCAGTGCAGCAACGGAAATTGCTGCCCAACAGAACATTGAAATGCACCAAAGAACCGCAATAACAACGGAAAGAATTGCCTCCATTTTTCTCACCGTCCTTATTACTAAATTGCCATTTTAGTTAATCAAGGAAATCGTCACTTTCAAGAGCATCGAAATCATCAGCAGCATTGGTATGTCCACTAAGCGGTTCACCATCCCGTACCTTCTGAATATTGCCCAAACCGCAGGCAATGCCCTTATTTCCGTTGCTGTTAAACGCATAGAATGTTACTGCAACTCTTGCATAGCAGCCACTGTAGACCTCATTCTGATCGAGAATCGGCTGTACCTGCTGGTCAACGATCTGCGGAGGAGTAGTGCTATTTGCATTGACAAAATAGCAGTCTTTGTACACTTCATCCTCCGGACGTTCTGCATCGCCATCTCTCAGCGGCAACTTCAGAGCAGCCTTACTCGGCTTCTTTCCTCCGAACTTTCCAATGCCATCTTCAATGGCAGCATCAATTGCAGTCTGAATTTTTGCAAGAGTTGCCTTATCAGACTTCGGAATCAGCAAGGAAACACTATACTTTGCAGCACTGCCGTTGATGGATTTCGTTTCCCAGATGTTTGCGTAACTCAAACGCACAGTTCCTGTAATCACTTTTGTTTTTCTTTCGTTTGCCATTTATTTTTCCTCCTGTATTGTTTCAAAATCTTTTTCTGCAGAATTCCAAGTCGGTCGCTTGTCCGAAATTGGTACAAGTGCAGGCTTACCCGGCGGTTTGTATGTGAAATCCCCAAGAATTTCATCAAACTTTTTCTTTCCGCCAAGCAGCTTTGTCATTGCGGTAATTCCCAGCAGTTCCGGTTCATTGTATGGATTTTTCCCATAGGACTTGACCTTTTCAATTACTTTTGCTTCATCTGTATATTTGCGGTTCGACCGCCCCTCGATAACCTTATAGCCTTCCCACTGCTTGCCGGCAATTGCCCGTTGCAAAGCATACTCCTTAATGTCTGATGCCCAAGACGCTAACTGATCTGCTTTTTCTAATACCGCTTCAATTTCGGTATCTGTCAACATTTCTGGCGGTGCAAAGTCATATTTTGCAAGCTGTAAATTATATTCCGCTCGTTTGCGGCAAGTTACTTTTACCTTACAAAACCGACAATGCTCACCAGCACAGAATTCGCCTTCGCCTTTTGCAGCAAGTTCCGCTTTCGGTTTCAATTCTGTTTCTGCCCAGTCCAGCAATTCCGAAAGTTGCATCGTATATTCGCTGATGTTTTGGATTCTCGGCTGAAAAATCACCATCCGGATTTCTGCAATGTCATAAAGGGCATCAAATAGCTGCAATGCACCCAGAGCATACAGCATCATCTGCGAGTTGTGATCAGCAGATACTGCTACGCCCTTACCATACTTAAAGTCAATGACAGTCAGGACATCATCTGCAACAATCACACAGTCGCCCGTACCAAAACCGCTGGGAACATATCGGCTGAAATCCAAACGCTGTTCCACTAAAACAATCGGTTCTTGCAGATTTGCCAGCTGTTCGGCAATGTACTGGGCGTAGCTGTCCGTACAGTCTTCCATTTCTGCATCGTAGAAGTCTAAGTTCTCCGTGGGATTAGATGCCGGATTGCCAAGCAGCTTTTGCACTTTGTACTCTGCCAATTCGTGAGCACACGTGCCTTCCCGGGCATAGTCTGATGTGGTATCTGGCAGTACTGCACAAAGCTGTGCAGACGGCGGACACGCCAGCCAACGAGCACTGGATGAAGCAGAAAGCACTGCGTGTAAACGGTTTGCATGATTGTTAAGTTCCAATCTGCTTCGCCTCCTCTAACAAGACCGCATATTCTTCGGAAGAAACACCAGACAGCTTTGATGCCCCGTGTTTCTGAAGCAGTGCCTTTACTGAATCTGTAAAACCAGAACGTGACTTTTCTGCCAGTACCGCTCGAATCTCAGAAATAGAAACTGCCTGCGTATCTTTCACAGACACCGGCTTCTGTACAGCCTCCGTATTGTCTTCTTCCGGCGGATATACCTGCTCAAACGTCTGTACTTCCTGTTCTGTCATGGTTTCCGCCATAGTTTCCAATTTGTCTGCCAATTGACGGATTACATGAATCACATCCAGTAATGTTGTAGGTTCTCTACTCATTTTCTTTGACCTTCTTTCTTAGCATTTTTGATGGGAATTAGAAACACGCCATCATGCACCACCTCCTTCCATAAATGCAGTCGAAAAAATCAGCATAAAATCGAACCCCATCAGTAGAAAAATCAAAATTTTTTCTTGATTTGGGCTTTGATTTTCATCATACGATGCCGAATTGCCGTTTCCGATACGCCTTCTTCTCTTGCTACCTGTGTCATAGGATTTCCTTCCACGACCACTCTGCGATAGGTATCCTGCTGCTTCGGCGTAAGACTGGACACAACCTCATGCAAACGCTGGATTTCCAAAGATTCCACTTCAGTATCGACAGGTTTTGCACAATGTTCTTTCACCTTTCGCTGTTTCAGATTACGATACACCTCACGGTCATCCAACTTGTGCAAAAAGCCGATGATTTCAGGGCTTACACCCTGTTCTCCCGGATGCAGCACAGCGACTGTTCCATCTGCAAAGCGATAGATATAAACGGATCTGGCTGCTGTTTTTGTTTTACGAAATTTCATATACATATACATGACTCCTTTCTGATTGATAGAAGTCAGCTTGCAAAAAAACTCAAGTGAAGTCAAGTATATGAAACAAAAATAGCCGAACAGCATATAAAACAGTCGTCTCATATACTATCCGGCTATTTGGTAGTCAAATCACTCCGTTGCTCGGTATATTATCTATCTCTTATCAGCCATGCACATCTCGGATCTACAGGAAACTTTCACGATGTTCCGGCAGTTTGGGCATTTCAGTTCAATAATCACTGGAATTTTAGGTAGCACAGAAATATCAAAGGCACGTTTCCCACATCTCGGACACTTCATCTTATACACCTGCTCACACCTCCAATATCAGTTCACTGTATGGCAGTGATTCTGCCCACTTGTAAAATCCAAACCACTCATCCAGCTTATGATGTTTTCTTGCTTGACAAGCGTTTCGCAATACTTCGTAGTTTAGTACTACGGTTCTACGTTGATTATAACTGGACGGGAGCAGCTGAATCATTTGCCACCAGTAAATATTCTTTTTAGTTTCCAGATATGTTTCTCGTGCCTTGTTGAGGGCTTTAATCGTGTACATAAAATCTTTGAGAAATTCTGTTCCTTCTTCAGCACCATTAAACAGATGTTCGCACGAAAAGTCATCCAATGTAAATTCTTGCTCTGCAATTTTATGCATTGTAGAGCAAGAATCAGTAACCGTTCCGACTTTGTACGTATCAAACTGTTTCCACCAATAAAGAGGGGCAATTATATCACAACTTACTGTAATCATTCGCATAAACTTCCGATGATCAGTACCTGCCTTGACTAATTTTTGCATTAAAGCCATATCGTTATCCCCAATACAAAACGGATTTTTTCCCAAATCGCTCCATGCCCAGCCACAATGAGAGCAACCCAAATTGTTGCATTTGGTTGTTATGGGTTCCTTGCAATAGCAACTATCCGACTTTTCCCAACTATTCATCGGATTTCGCATTCCCCGTATGGCCGCTTCCCATCCATACACCTCTGTGTTTTCGACTTTTATCATGCCAATCCCTCCATAAATGCCGCCATAACCGCCTTTGCCACTGCATCCGCTGTTTCATCAAATTGAATCAAACACCGCTTAAACAATTCAGTCTTGAAAGATGCCATTGTGCGATCGTCCATTGCACCTTTTTCCCGCAGTTCCAAAAGTTGCTCGTTCGTAAGCATTGACCATAGCAGTTCTAATGTTTCATCGCTCATTTCCAATTACTCCTTTTCGTATTCTAATTTAATCAGACGCTTTATCGCTGCTAAAGCTGTGTCAATTGCCGCAACATCAAGGCAAAAAGCGTTATCTTCTTCGTCTTCAAAATCAGCTGCAAAGCCCTCACGGTCGCAACGTAAGTCTTCCAACTGTTCGATTGCACTTATCAAGTTTTCAATTGACTGCTGGTCTTGGGTTTCAAAGTCACCTTCGTAGCCAACTGAACTTCCATCTTCGCAAATTGCAACCGCTGTTACATCATGCTTAACAGCAACTGCAGCAACAGTCATATGGATTTCTTCCAATTCGGTGCATTTGGTTCCGATAAATGACATTGATACCGCATCTGCATACTTGTCAGCAATCTCAACAATCAGCTTTTTCATGATTTTCCTCCTGATTTAGTTCCATTAGTTTTTCCATGTACCACTTTCTTCAGATTTTTGCAGTGTTTTATAAAATCAGCTCTTTAGCTCAAGCACTTCAATTCTTTTTCGACCTGATACGAACTTTTGTAAGGGCGATTTTCTCTTGTCCACCTGTCTGAATTACAATAACAAGTTTCCAGTTTATCTTCATAAGCATAGTGCTTGACATAAATCAACGTCCAGTGATTTCCACATATCCACTGGTCAACTTCATATGTCAGATAATCCCACACATTTTCGTCTTTTCGGGCATTTTCAACACTTCCCTGAAAAAGTTTTACGCACTGGTCATAAGCATTCCTTGCATAAATGAGGACTTGTCCGTAGAATGAGGTATTATCCAACATTTCATGAAGAATCATCTTTCTTTTACCTCCTGATTTAGTTCCATTAGTTTTTCCATGTACCACTCTGCTTTTTCAATATCTTCTGGTCCATTTTTACGACTTGCACGAAAACGGTATTTATACACGTTGCACATACAGAAATGGCGAACAGCATCTACGCCAAACAATGCGATCATCTCATCAATGCACTCGTACTTTCCTTGATAGTGAAATGGATGATTCACATTATCCGGACTCAGATGAAGCCCGATACTTTCCTTACACATTTTCTCATTCACCACCTTTCAGTTCTTTCTGACAGAAACCAGAACAGCATATCCCTTCATCTGTTATCTGTATTGTTTTCTGCCCTGTATTCTCGCAAACAATGCCACCCTGTTTCTGCGTAATAACCGCAGCAGGTGTCCGAATAACTCTTGTGTTTTTGGACTGGTTTGCATATTTGCAGTTTACACAATCGTTCATTCTGCCTGTCCCCATTCAAAAATTTCTCCAGTTGGTTTCTCATTGCCCCACCGCAATTTTCCATCTCTTGTTGCAAACCAGATATTTTCTTTCGGAATCATTCCGAAAATCCCATACAACGCTTTTTCAATCTCACTTGCATTGTTAAAGTCACGAAATACATTCAACTCTGTCGGACGATCTCCGGTTCGATCTGTCAAATGATGCTCTTCGCAAGCCTGCAAAAAGGCATCAGTGTTAGAACTGTTCGTCTGTACCCATACGTCACCGGAAATAAACCTGTCCCAATCAAAAGCCGTTTCCGGTGCAGAACCCATACAATCAAGCAGCCGCTCCAAAGCCAATTTTGCACCAAAGGCAAAATCAAAAGCATCCTCCGGACAGCACCTTGCAGTGCTTGCGTTTACTTTCTTGCCGTTAACATACTGTGTAGCCATCACTGCGTTCCCATTTTGCAAAATGACAACCTTTGTTTCTTTTTCAATCTTCATTATTTTTGCTCCTTTCATTGAACGGTTGAGGCAGTGACATCCAAGCCAACACCTCATAATTTTCGTCTTCATCAGTTATTTCAAGAATCTTTGAGTAATCCCAAAACTGCCAGTAGTTATTGCCACGCTGCCCATAGTATGTATTACTAAAATCCGTGCATCTGTTTCGGACCGTTATCAATACTTCAGTAAACAGCTTCGGAAAGGAATCTCTCACGCTTATCCAGCCCAATCTTCTATCCCTCCATATATGCCATACTTTTTTCGCAGATCATTGCAGTACCTTTTCAAATCGATGGCATTCATCGTCAATGCAGCGTAGTACGGCGTAAGAATTTCACGCTCAATCGACCGAATTCTACCGGTAGATTCCGGACTACCGTCATACTTTTCCAATGCTCTCCGATAAGCAGAGAACTCACTCCTCAGAATTTCTGCAGCCAAGCGAACATATCCATTGTCAACGGAACCACAGCTTTCCTTTGGGTCACAGTTGACGGGAGTTTCAATTCTCTCACGTTTTAGTTTCTCACGATACTGTTTTTGGTAGGAAAGTACCTCTTTCCGTCTCTGCTGGTATCGTTCTTTGCTACGTTCAGATCTGCAAGCTGCACAAATACGATGAATTTTTCTCCGTTCACCAGTTTGTTTGCTGCGGTCAACAAACTCCCAGAGTGGTTTTTCTGCACCGCATTGTCTACAGATTCTATTCATGTTGTAACCGCCTTTCTGCCATTACAGCAGTTCCTTATCCAAATCAATACCATACTTTTCTTTCAAGTATGTAAGACAGTCCAGCGTAGAATACTGATGGTTCAAAATCCCGACCCCGTCCATTAGCTTGAAATGGTCTTTTACGCCATCCAAAACAGACCGCAGTCGCTTTTCTCCAAATCCGAACTCTTTATTGAGTTCCACCATACAAACGGACATAAACTGGGGAAGAACATCTTGAATTACCGATTCATAAATCTGATCTTTCTTTTTCTGATATTCTTCCTCAACCCTTTGACGGATTTCGCTTTCTCCGATTGTGATAAGCCTTGCTTTCATTGTCCTTACGCTCCTGTTCCATTCTGCCAAGTTACCGGTTCAGCTTATAGTCAATCATACTGTTCAGTGCATCACCGTAGCCATCTCGGACAAGGTAAATCCGGATTTGCTCCAAGGTAATCAGCAAATCGCCGGTTTCCTCCACGAGATGATTCATTTGCAACGAATTTCCGGGATACCGTTTGATTTTCTGAACTGCTTGAATGAACTCTGCTGCCTCCTCAACAGTCTGCTCCAGCTGCCTTTCAAAAGTTCTGGCATCTGTTATTTTTGCAATTACGTGCATCTGTTCCGTTGTCATTTTTATTCATTCCTTTCGTCATTCCCTGTTTTATCAAAGGTTCAGTAAAGTCCGCTAAGGGTCTCTAAGAATTCTCGGTTTTCCGATAGCCATTCACCGGCTCGTTCTGGATTTCGATATTTGTGGTGTTGCTGACCTTGATTTTTTGCTTTCTGAATATCCTGCTGACACCATCGAAACAGTGTTGCATAATGATTGCGATAGTGCTTTCCAGTCGATGCCATGTAGCTGGATAAGCTGCTGATTGTCTGCGGCAATTGTGTCCCATACAATTCTGACAGTCGAGCAAATTCGTTCTCTGTCAGCCGAACATTCTGAAAATCACCGAATGTTTTCTTTTCCGAGCGTGCGTCCCCCTCACATAATTCAAAACCTATTGATTCTCTTGTAGTATTATACGGTCTGCTTTTTTGACTGGGGGCATTCCTCTTTTTTGGCTGAGGGCATTCCGTTTTTTTGACCGGCTGGGTAAATTTTTTAGGCCTTTCAGCCTTTGTTTCAACATTCTTTCCACAGCCGCTTTCCACTTTTTGTGGAGAAACACGCTGTTCGATTGCGGTTAAATTTACCCGATAATGATTTCGCAAACCACCGTCATCATCCCTTGTCTGACGTTTCAAAATATACCCCAGTTTTTCAAGCTTGTTCAGAGCATTCAAAACCGTCTGCTTGGTGCATCCAGTCGTTTCAGCAAGGTAGGCAAGACTGCCGGAGCATTCATTTTCACCGTTTTCGGAAAAGCCATAGATCACTGCATACAGCTGTAAAGTTGTCCCTTTCAGCTTTAGCCGGTTAATCATCCAGCCGTAAACGGTATAGTAATTTCCGTCTTTCATCTTTCCTCATCCACCTTTCTGATTTGGAGTAATTCCACTCGTTCCTCATTCAGCAACTCATGAAACCGTTCACGAGCATCCTTTTCATTTTCTGCGAGTACCGTATAGATTCGCTCTACTCCCATGTCCGAAAGATAGCAGCAAAATTCATACTTTTCTGTAGCCCGCACAATAACCCTTTTGTTGTTCTCCATAGTGATTCACTCCTAACATTTATTTTACTTTTCAGAATGAAAAGCAAGTCGGATGCCGCTGATACGCTCAACGACTCAGAAGCGTGTTGCAATCACGATCTACAACGGGAAGCATGATTTTCCAGTCATGAAAACGTGCAGCCACCAATGCACGGTTTTAAAGTCAGCCGACACCGTTGCTTTACACCCACGGTCTACGGATTGCTGGCAGGCTTGGGTCGGGATACGCTCCCGACGGGCATTGTTAGGTAATCACCTATGGCATTCGGGGATGGTTAAACCCCGTGGGATGCAGTTCCATTTTCTTTTGGGAGGATACTGCTCAAAGCCTCCATTCGGTTCTTGTAAACGATAACCGGACTGCCATCGGCGTCTGCTTTCGCATATTCCACCTTTGTTGTAAGTACGCACTGTGACTGGCAAACGCTCTTTTGGCAAGTCACATTTTTACTGGGGTCGCACAAGTATAACGCATTTTCTTTCTGATGCTCTTTCATGGTTTCAATCTCCCTAACTGCAATCTTTTAACGATTACTGCCTAAAATTTAACGATTGCTTTTTAGCAATCGTGGCTGGAAAATAAAAAATGCCTGTTCACGCAACGAACTGAATCGTTACGTGAACAGGCATTTGTCAAAAACCAACGCATTTTCGGCACTTTTTACTTTATGGCATGAAAAAAGCACTTAACCTTTTGTATCAAAGGTTAAGTGCTGTTATGGTGGAGGCAATGCAACAAAATGCGAACTTACAATCCTTACACCGTCATTGCTTGCTATCTCCAATATTTTCAAGAAATAGTATATCACATTTTCTTTTAATTGTCAACAAGCAGAAAACCGGCAGTACAGCAGGAGATTTCCTGTTTTGTACCGCCGGTTTTCTGCTTGTTATTTACTTATATATGCCGTCAAATTTCCCGAAAATTATCCACGCTCACATATCCAGTAACATACTTCCCTGCCGGTGTCTTACCGCAGTACTCTTTCCGTGTTGTGACCCGGAAACGCCCAAGCTTGCACTGCTTGCCGTCGTAGATGTAATACGTTCCGGCAGGCAGCGTGCCGGCTGCCTTGGTTGCCGTTTCATTGGAGAACAGCTGCGTCTTGGTCTTGTACAGCCGTACCGCCTGCCCCTGTTTCCAGTCATAGCGCAGAGTGGTTGTGGATGCCGGTTTAGACGCCGCAGCGTTTCCGATACCTATAGCATTCGCCACGTCCCGGAGGAACTGCTGCCAGTGCGCCCCGTCTGCCGTGTCGGAGCCGCCTTTCTGTTTGGGAACGAACCACTTGGGGCAGACCTTTCCCGTCACATCATAGTGCCGGATAACACCGCCCTTCTGCGGATTCAGACTGTACTTCTTGCACAGCTGCGCCGTCAGTTCCACCAGGCTGGCATAGGTCCTGCTGCCGAACGCCCCGGTCCAGTCGGGGTGACAGGTCTCGATGGACACCGTGTAGCTGTTCGCTGCATTGGTGCACCAGCTCATCTCCTCGTCCGGGATGCAGCAGATCACCTCGCCCTGCAATCCCACAATGTAGTTGCTGGACACAGAACGGTCGGTGGTCTGGAAATAGTTCCGGTTATTGATCGCCGATGTTCCGGGGTTGCCCACCCAGTGTACCGCAATCGCCGTGGTCTTAGCCCTCTTGGTGTACGGGCGGTTGTGCGTTAGATAATGGTTTGTGATCGTCATAATTACTCTTCCTCCTCTACTTCCGGCAAACCTGCGATTGATGTAAGCACAGACAGAATACCTGCTACCAGAGCGGTGCTGCCGACCACTGCCCAGCTGATGTCCTGCATGGTTGCGGCTACGCCGATTGCTGCAACCGCTGTCTGTGCCATTGTTTTGACGGCTCTGATTGCCGCCGCCTTTGTCCACTGTTTCCAGTCACGATTTTTCATTTCTCTGTACCTCGCTTTCCAGTTCCTTGATCTTGCATTCCGCAATTGTCATGCGGTCGATCAGATTGTTGTGCTTGTCTACACGCCGGGAGAGCGTGTCTACATCGTTTCTGAGCGCATCCAGCTTGACCTGCAATACTGCGGTTGCCTTACTCTGCATGAGTGCAGAGCCGCCCACAGCGCCTAATGCTGCGATGCCTGCGGTAATAATTTCTGTCCAGTCCATTTGGTTCACTTCCTTTTTTTTATTTCATGTAAGAAAATTCGAAATCGTATATTTTGTCAGCCAAAAAGTTACCTTTTAGGATAACAGAATTGGCAGGAGATGTTGTTACATTGACGCTAAACGGTGCAAGCCCATCTGAGGAAACACCAACTCCATGAACAGAATGGCTCGGCGTAATCCCAGTAAGCGAAGTCGATGCTGTACTACATAGCGAAATTGATGTCATATTGCTTTTTGGCTGAACTCTTCCACGAATAAAAATGATGTCTCCGTATTTTCGAAAACTTGTTGTGATTTGGCTAAAAGAAGAGGTGTTCACACCGAAATTAGAAACAGCTACCCAGCCGGAGTCGGTGAGGGTTTTGGCGGCGGCTACAGTGCTGGTCACCATTGCTCTAGTGTATACTGTAGCTCTAATTGCTGTTGACGGTACTGTGGAGACGTGCGTATTTTCAAACGTTACAGACACACCATCTGCTTGTTGACAATCCAATATCTGCACAGAATCCCATGCCTCCGATTTTGCAATTATCAAGTCCCATGTGCTGGTAGCTGATTTATATAGATAAGCCTCTTTGTATCCATAGTCTGTCAATTCAACAACTTGTAAAATGAATTCCAGTTCTGGATCAACTTTTGACTGGTTTTTGAACCTGAAAATCAATTCTACTGGCATTGTATGTCGGTTTCGATATCTGACAACAGTCGGCATATTTGTGTACTGCGACTTGACGGTAAACGTAGCTACTTTGACATAGCCAGTTTGCCCACCTGTGCCAGACGATGCGTTCATGTATTTTGTGGATCTCGGGATAACGATGTCCGCTGTTCCATCAAATGCAATCGTGTTGATTTTTCGTGCGGTTGACAGCTTGGATGCAGCCGATGCAGTAGCACTTTTGCCAAGGGCGTAGTCGGTGTAATTTCCACTATCCAGCAACACCCGTTCGCCTTGCCACTTATTAGCCGCTGTTTGTTTGTTCCAGATTAGATTTCCGCCAGAAGTTAATGCAGAGATCAAATACATTCCATAGTTCACACCATCGCTATATCCATTTCTATGACGGACGGAAATCATGTTAAACCAATTTCCAGTTTTAGTATTGTGAAATGTTCCGACTAACGACCTATAGTTTTTTAGGGTAGTTGTTGCATCATTGTCTACTTCATACGAACCACCAGCCACCGCCGATGGATGGTCGCTAGTTTGTTTATGTGACCCTATGTAGATATCTTTTTTGTTTGTCTGCATATCAATATCACCGGTCATCTTCCCACCAGCCAACGGCAGATACTTAGACAAGTCCATACCGTCCAGTTTTTTCTTATCCGCCGCAGTCATCAGACCATGAGCAGACTGTGTGACATCGCTGTAAGTCGTATTATTATCTGCACCCCACACTGCTGTACCATCTGCAGACCAGCGCAGTATCTGCCCACTGCTGCCGCCGGATGGGATGTGCTTGTTCCCGGAGGTTGTTGGGTGTACGTATTTGTTCGCCCCGTCTGCGATGCCGGCTAGTTTGGTCTTTTCCACCGTCGTGTAGCTGGCTGTCGTACCATCCAACACAGCCTTGTTATCGTGCGTATGCGTATTGCTGTACACCGTGTTCCACAGGGCATCTGTGATCTTGTCCAGTGTGTTCTTGTTATCGTGTACGTGTGCCTTATTTGCTGCACCGTTGATGATCTTCCATTGCGTCTCGTTCAATTGATCGAGGATGGATTTGTTGGCGTGAGTGTGACGGGCAGCAGTGTTTGCGTCAACGTTTGCCTTATCTTCTGGCGACATCAGCCCTTGCTTTTGGTTTGTAGCATTTGCACCTATAAACTCAGGTGCTACGATTGCCACTTCTGATTCTAGTGCTGCGCTTGACTTGTACCCAACTGGTCCACTGTACTTGGTGTTTAATCTTATCCAAGTTTTCGCATCGTAAGTATCCCCGTTCCACATAGTTTCGTTTCTGTTGTCTTTTTTGCAATATCTGCTATCTACGGTTAAAAAATACACTATCCCGCTCGTTTCAAATCCATCGCTCACACGCACTGTTGGTATCAATTTAATCGATTCTAACTGCGTGTCAACTCCAGATTCATGTTTTGTTATTTGCAGTTTGTTGCATTGACTTTCTGCCCAGTTAAGTGACTCATCTCTGTGAAATGTATACGTTGTATTTGCACCAGGGATACCCAAGCTTGTAATATCACCTTTTGTTATGGCTGTCGCACCGATGACATGCCCCTCGCTGTCCACTGTGATATTATACAATCCTCTGCTGTACGCCGTGTGCGTTGGATGTGTATAATTCTCCAGACCAGCCAGCTTGTCCCTCTCCGCCGTAGTATAAGGCTGCTCTGTCTTGTCCAGCACATCCTTGTTGCTGTGTGAGTGCGCCGACTTCTGCAGGGCGGCGATCTGCGTGTTCTGCGTGTTGTTCACGGACACGGCGCTGTCTGCGGTCTCCTGGGCTTTGTCTGCTGCTACCTGTATCGTGCCGTCCTTTGCGTCGATCTCTGCACGGGTATAGGTATCATTTCTGACACCGATCTCCCGCTTGTGGAACATCCCGGAAACATCCTGCATCTCTTCTCACTCCTTACTTGCTTTCCAGCTGCTGTACCTTCTGCTCCAGCGCATCGATACGGCTGAGCAGGTCTGCCAGATACAGCTTGGTGTCTGCGTCCGTGCGGAATCCTTTCACGCCGTAGCTCTTGCTGTACAGGATGGCACACTGCTCTATGTCGCCGTCTGCATCTTCAGAAATGGCGCTTTCGTCTTCGTCGAACAATACCAGCCGGACGATCGCATCGCCCTTCCTGGCGACGGAGTAGCCGCACGGCTTGTTATGTCCGTACTTGTTCACTGTGCCGACCTCACAGCCGCTGATGTATTCCTTGAAGTCCAGCCTGCCCGGCTGCAGCTCGTCCGCTGTATATGTGTAGATCGCATCGCCGATCTGTATCTCCGTCCCTTTCAGCGACGGGTCCGCCGTCACCTTGTCGTAGGACGTTTCTCCGTTCATCCAGCGGTACACCGGATAATTGATGCCCGTGGAACCCGGTTCAAACCGGGATGTAAACCCCGGCGTGATGCGTCCCATCTTTTCCTGGATCGCCGCAATGGCATCGGCGTTTCCCGCAGCGCTGGTCTGTGCCGTGTCCGCTTTCTGCGCCGCATCCTGACTGCTGCTGTCCAGCAGTTCTATCGCCTCTGCAATAGATGCCCGTACCTCTCTGCCGTAGATGGCGCTGCGTATCTGCGCCACATCTCCGGAAATTGTCCCCTGTGCTGTATCCATGATATCTGCCATGTCTGCCTCCTTATCTGCCGTAGCGGTTTGCGATCTGCGCCCGTCTGCCCAGATTGCGGTCGATATACGGCGTGGTCACGTCTGCGACGGTCTTTCCGTCCAGCTGGAATGTGGTGTGCATATCTACGTCTGCCATTGCCCTTGCGACGGCTGCGCCCATTGCGTCATAGTCGATGGTGACCGCACCGCCGGCGCTGTTCATTCTGGCTGCCTCTTTGGCGTACTGCTTGCTGATGTCATGCGGGATCACCTGTGCGCCGCTGGGCAGACGCACCAGCTCCCCTCTGCCGCCTTCGTTCATGCGGGCAAAGCCACCCTGCCAGTTCTCTGTGCCGTGCGCCAGATAGGGAATATGCGGAATGTCAAAACCCGGGATGTAGTTTACTCCGTCGATCAGCAGGTTGATGCCGCCGATTGCCAGATTTGCAATCGCTTTCAGCCCGTCCACCAGCAGCTCCATCATCTGCTTGCCCAGCGCTGCCCAGTCTGTTTCAAGGAACTTGTCCTTGATGTGCTTGACGATCTCCGGGACTTTGGCGACAATGGTGGGTATCGCCTTGATGAGTCCGTTTGCCAGCTGCACGATCAGCTTTCCGGCGGTAATTATCAGCTGCGGACCTTTTTCAATCAGGGTATCCGCCAGTTTCATGATGATCTCCGGGGCTTTCTCTGCGATCTTCGGCAGCGCATCCACAATGCCCTGTACCACCGATTCCAGCAGCTGGATGCCGCTGTCGATGAGCTGCGGCAAGTTATCCACCAGACCCATTGCCAGCTCCAGGATCATGTCCACTGCCGCTGGGATGAGTTCCGGCAGAAAACTGGAGATTCCGTCTACCAGGCTGGAGATCACATTCATACCGGCTGCCAGGATATCCGGCAGCTTTTCGGTCAGTCCCTGCACAATGGTGATGATCAGCTCTCCGGCACGTTCCAGCAGTGTTGGCAGCTGTGTGGCAAATCCGTTGACCAGCGCAATCACAATGTCCGCACCGCCGCTGATAATGGACGGTGCAAGCGCTGTCAGCGTTTCCAGCAGATTCGCCACCAGCGTACCACCTTGTGCGATCAGCTCCGGAATCTTTTCTGTGATGCCAGCGCAGAAGTCCGTGATGATCTGCGGCGCTTTTTCCTGCACCATGGCGAGGATTTCGCCGATCTTATCCCCGAAGTTCTTCTGGATCAGTCCCAGTCCCACCAGGATCACGCCGCCGATCGCACCGAACCCAAAGGCTTTCATGAGGATAGACGTAAACTTTCCGCCGAAACTCCCGGCGACCTGCATCACGCTGGACAGCGCACTGCCGATCTTTCCGGCAAAGTCCTTGAACTTTCCGACCAGCGGCGACAGCTTGTCACCGACGGCACCGAAGGCACTTCCCATCTTTCCGAATACGCCGGAAACCTTTGCACCAATGCCGCCGGATATCTCTCCCAGCTTTGTCTTTAACACGGTTAGGGGAACGGTGATCTTCGGCACTTTTGCTGCAATGGTGGAAAATCCGTCCCCGAGTTTTCCCATGACACCGCCGCTTAACGACTTCATTTTCCCAAACAACGAACCGAACGCACCGCCGGCAGCTGCAAGAGATCCTTTCGCCGTTTTCAGCTTGCCGGAAAAAGATGAGAACCATCCGGAAAGTCCGGATATCTCACTCTTTGCGCCGCCGATCACGCCGGAGAACGCCCCGAGGATGCCGGAAATGCTCTGGAAACCGCCGCCCAGGACGGATGCCGCCTTTCCGGCGATCAGCATTGCAGGGCCCAGCGCAGCAGCGGCAGCGGCGATCTTCTCCAGCGGCACGCCGGATTCTTTCAGCGCTTTCAACTTGTCATAGACCTGCTGCAGCTTGTCGTAAACCAGCTGTAATTTGTCTGCAACAGTAGAGAACACACCAGAAATTGCCCCGGCACTCGCCATGCCGTCCAGTGCCTTGATTGCGGCTTCTATGCCTTTTCCGACTCCGCCGGCATCCTTGGCAGCGCTAAATGCGGAAATCATACCATTTACCGCCTGGACAACTTGCAGCAGAGCAGGCTCCATCTTCTCAAAAATATCAATATTGATGCCCTCAATCTGGCTTTTCAAGATAGTGAATTGTCCGGACAGGTTCTTTTGCATGGTATCCGCCATATCCTGGCACGTGCCGGTGCTGTTGTCAATGGACGCCGCCAGCTTGTCGAAATCCTCTTCTGAAGTGTTGACGATGGCAAGCAGTCCGCTCATCGCTTCCTGCCCGCCGATGGTTGCCGCATACGCCGCCTGCTGGTCCTTGGTCAGACCGGCAAAACCGTTTCGCAGTTCGCCCATGACCTGGCGCATCGACTTCATATTGCCGTTGGAATCCGTCAGAGAGACCCCCAGCGTGTCCATTGCCTCCTGCACCTGGTCGGTTGGCTTTGCCATACGGGACAGGATCGACCGCAGCGCCGTGCCTGCCTGGCTTGCCTTGATACCGCTATTTGCCATAAGCCCGATGGCGATCGCCGTATCCTGCACGGAATACCCCAGCGCTCCGGCGACTGGTGCGACATACTTGAACGTGTCACCCATCATGGATACGTTGGTATTGGCGTTTGCCGATGCTGCAGCCAGCACGTCCGCAAATTCTGCGGAGTCCGACGCAGACAAGCCGAAAGCGGTCAGCGCATCTGTGACAATGTCCGAAGTCGTCGCCAGATCTTCCCCGGACGCTGCCGCCAGATTCATGATACCCTCGATGCCGCCCAGCATCTCTTCTGTTTTCCAGCCTGCCATTGCCATGTACTCGAACGCCTCGGCGGATTCTGTGGCGGAGAACTTGGTCTTTTTGCCCATTTCCATGGCCTTTTCTTTCAGCTGCTTGAAATTGTCACCGGTCGCACCGGAGATGGCAGAGACCTTGGACATCTCCGCCTCAAAGGATGCGCCAGCTTTCACCGCCTGTGTTCCCAGAGCCGCTGCCGCACCGCCTACTGCGGTTTCCAGCGCCGTCAGCTTTCCGCCTGCTGCCGACAGCTTGCCGCCCAGCGATTCCAGCCCCGAACCGAATCCGCTCAGTTTCTGACTCAGTTTCTGCATAGACGTTTCCGCCTGCTGCATCGCTTTCTGGAACTTTGACGCATCCCCGGTGATGGTCGCCGAAAGCGTATAATCTGCCATGCCTGTATCCTCCTTTCTTTAGAACCGCCACGGATTATTTGCATCTACATAGCCGCTCAGTTCCAGCGTGTTCTGTGTCAGATCGTCCAGCTGCAGCGTCAGCTTGGTAATGCGCATCTGGCAGGAAAGCATCCTGGTGCTGTCCTGGAACGGCACGTACTGTGCGATCTGCAGCGGTGCATCGCCGGTCAGCGCCGTGGTGTCCTTGGCACTTCCCTCAAAGGTAACCTTCGGCGGCTGCAGGTCTTTTGCAGCGATCAGTGTATTTCCGACCACCTCCGCAGAATCCACATAGTCATTTTCCAGCTTGTCATATAGTCCTACGTTCAGCCCGTAGGCTTTCACAAGCGCCACATTCCGAAAGATCACGCTGTTTTTCCGCCGCAGTGCTGTGATGTTCCCGTTTCCGTCTTTCAGTGACTGCTCCTCGTTGGACGCTGTCACAAGGACGCTGCCGTCTGACGTTGCCGGAACAAGCGCCGTGTAAAAGCTGGCGGTATCGTAATTGTAGGAGATCTCCGTAATATTCTTTCCCACAGCGACCAGATACGGATTTGTGTTTTCCGGGTCGGACGGCTTGTAGTGCAGTTCCCACAATACCCCCGACTTTTCCGGATCTGACACCATATCCACATAGAGGTTTCCGCCTAAATAGCTTACCAGACGGGTCTGCAGGATCTCCATGGCTGACAGCGTCTTTTCCGTATAGCGCACGATCCTGCTGTTTGATTTGTCAAATCCGTCAATGCTGCCTCGTGCAAACATCCGGTGTTTGCTGCGCTGTGCGGCGGCTGCTGTCGTTTCCGCAGTGCCGGTGGTTTGCACTTCCGTGTTGTACTTCCGGAACACCACGTCGTCGATCAGCACGCTTGGTTTCACGTTTGTGTACAGGAACGACGGCAGGTATACCTGATTCAGATACCCCAGAACACCCTCGCAGGTGTACGTTGTCCAGCGGTACAGATCTGTTTCACGCTGCACCGGATAACCAGCCCACACAAAGCGGCTGCCCCGGAAGATTACCACCTCCCAGTCCATATTCTGCCGCACATCGCTGTACAGAGGATTGTCCGGCGTAATGGTAAACGAAAAACTGCCGGACTTGCTTTCTGCCATTTCCAACGGCAGCTGCATCAGAAACCGTCCCGGAATCGACGGGTCATGCAGTACCGCATGAGGGAATACGTCGCCGGTATACAGGTCAGAATGGCTGCTTGCCGTCAGCGTGTACGGATAGAGATACACGATGTAGTTGTCTGCCATTACAGTTTCGCCTCCTGGAACAGGATGCTGACCGTCACGACATTGGCATCCGCACACTGCAGCGTCAGTTCATGCACGCCGCCTTTCAGCGGAAACGCATCTGTGATCGTGTTTTCCCCCTGGTGCAGAAAAAAGGAATAGACCTTCCCGTCTATGGATGCCGACAGCGTCCCGGCGACCTTTGTCGTTGCACGCAGCGTAGGTGACAGGGTCACATTGTCGCATCCCACCAGCCGTACGGTGGTCTTGTCCATGCTCACGGCGATGCCCTTATAATTCCGGATCACGCCATCCTCAAAGCAGAATGGGTCCCACAGCCAGTCGGTGTCGGTGGAGGTGATGCCGTACTGAAACGGCTCTGCGTCCATCGCCAGCGTAAATGTGCTGTGTGCGCCGTCCTCACGCACGGAGGAAACACTGCACCGCCCAGTGAAATAGTACCCCGGATCCGTGTCCAGGATCCACTTCATTTTCTTCCCGTGGAGCTTGGAAAGCAACGCATGATATTCCGTGTGCCACTGTTCCATGCGGCAGAATTTGCAGAGCGTCAGCGTAACGGTGCGATTGTGATAGACCGGAGCGCCGCTCAGCGCCTCGGAGTAGTCCAGCACCCCGTGCCTGCCGGGAACAGTGGCGACGTTCTGCTCCACCTCCGGCGCAGTGATGGCAACGTCTGTGAGAAACAGCCCGTAGTCCTCCCAGGTATGCACACAGGAAAGCTTTGCCGTTTCTGCAGCGTATCCCTGTGCGATCGCATTCTGCAGCATCTCGTAGGACACGCCGTAATAGCGCTTTACACCGCCGTCTGCCTGTTTCAGCAGGATGCCGTTGTCGTCGATCAGCACGCCGGAGCGTTTCACCGCATAGAATTCCGGTTCGTTCACTGTTTTTCACCGCCTTTTCTGCGCCGGATGCCGTTTGCCTGGTACACCAGGTCTACCCAGCGCCTGTCCTCTGTCTGTTCCATCTTTCTGACCGCCGCCACGGCCTGTTCTCGTTCCTTTTCGTCTCCGGCTCTGGGACATCTGCGCCACAGCTTTTTCGGACGCTTGCCTTTTTTTCGCAGCACATTCCCCACTGCGTTTGCGACTGCCGCCGCCAGCAGCGTGGAGTCCGCCACAGTCTTTTCTTCGTATGCCTTCATCAGAAACTGCTTTTCCGCCGGTGTCAGCTCCAGATATTCCGACTTGGAATACCCGAAGTTTGCGGCGAAAAAAGCAAATTCCTGTGCGCTGCGATAGCGCACGTTTTCCTGTTCTTCCTGCTTGTTCTTTGCTTGCTGCGGCGTACCGCCCAGGTATTCCAGCTGGACGAGCCTTACTGGAATAAAAAACCGCAGTCCTCCTGGAGCTGCTCCACGACACACAGGAACATCTCAGAATAGCCGTCACTGCCCAGGCGCTCCTGTGCATAGGCAGCCGCTTTTTTCAGCGGCGCATACACGCCGTCCTCGCTCATCATGCCGTAGGCAAACAGCATCAGCAGCAGAGACAGCGGCATCATCTGCTGCCGCACTGCGCCGTATACCGCAGACACTACGCTGCTTCCGGTCGCCTGCTCGATCTGTTCCAGCCGCCCGATGGTATAGTGCAGATGATACACGGTCCCGTCCAGCTCATAGGTTTTCTGTTTTTCTGCCATGATTTATCCCTCCTGTTACGCCGGCATTGCGGTGACTTTCTTCTTGTCCTCTTCTGACAGCGATGTCAGATCTACCAGTGCGCCGTTTCCGGCGATGCTGCACGAATAGGTCATGGCATCGTCATACGGTGCTTCCAGGGTGTATTCCGTCAGCACCGCCAGGCCGCCGAACAGCGGCTTGCTCTCCTTGATGTCCACGATCTTGATGCACATCAGATCGCCGCTTTCGAAATATTTCTGCAGCTCCTTGTGGGACTCCGCACACATGACATAAGCACCGTCAGAGTCGATCGACCACTCCTTCATGCCTGCCATCTGCGACTTCCAGCCGCCTTTGGTGTCCTTGGAAGTGGTCTCCACGGTGTCGGCGCTCCGGTTGATGGTCAGACTCTGCTGTCCGGCGATCGCCAGCAGCTTTGTGCCGTCCGACGTGAACAGGCACAACAGGATATCCTTGCCTGCTTTCGCCACAGCCTCCGGAAATTCGCAGTATACGTTATTGTCAAAGTTTTCAGCCATTTTGCATTCCTCCTACTTGCATTTTAATCCATAGCTTGTCATGATCTCATAGCCCAGCACAGCGTGCCACTCGCCGGTCTCGTCCAGCTGCATGGACTGTACGCCGGTCTCCGTCTGGAGCAGGCATTCCACACCAGCCGGCAGCACCAGCGGCGCAGTCATTGCCTCTTCCGTGCGCTGGATCATCTCATACACTTCTGTTCTTGCCGGTGACGGTTTCGCAATACAGTGGATGTTGACCACGAAGGTCTCTTTCCACGTGGTCTTGCTGGAGCTGTCACGCTTTCCCACCGCTTCCACGAACAGAAACGGGCTTTCGGCATCCTCCGGCACGGCGTCGTACACGTCATAGCCGGTATTCTGCCGCAGCACATCCAAGACCCCTGCGGCAAGCTCCGCAAATCCCAGTTTTCGGTACATCATTTTTTCAGTGTCTCCTTTATGTCACGCTGAAAGACAGGTCTTGTCTCCTCCACCGCATCTTTCAGAAAATACTGCCCCGGCACAAAGCTGGCTTTCAGCCGCTTGCCGATCTGCGGCACATACCGCCCGATCTTCTGCCGGTGTCCATACTCCACGTGCGGCGCATAGTGGATGGTGTATCCCACCTCCCCGGGCGACGACACGGAGGGCATCGACACCCGCAGCGACCGCCGCAGACCGCCGCCTTTGTGCTGCCCGATCACCTCACCTTTCCGGTTCTTGTACACGGTGCTCTCTGCGACCGGCGTTTTCTTCCGTGCATTATTCCGCAGGAGCAGCGTAGCACGCTTGCAGCAGCCCAGAAAATCCGCCTGGGACTTTTCTTCCAGCTTGGCCAAAAGCGGCTGTACACCATCCCACAGCACCTGAAATCCAGTCATTTCACATGCGCCACCTTTCCACATACAGCAGACGCCAACGCTCCAGCTCTTTCACAGAGAGAATGCGGTAGTTCTCGCCGTCGTCTGTCTGGACGCCGTCTGCGGTCCTACACACGGAAAGCGGTGCGTCTGTCAGCAGCCTGCGTGCTGCCTTTGTCAGATCACGTCCTTCCAGTGTGGTCTCTTCCGCTGACCATTCCGTAAACCGCCCACGATACCCCTTCGCCCCGGTCTCCGTCTCCGTGACCGGATTCCCCAGCACGTCTGTGCCGGTCTGTTTCTGCGTCAGAAACGCAATGGAAATATACCGCATCCGATCACCTCCGAATCAATAGAAATGGATCTTTCGCCTGCCATTCTGCGCCGCCTGCTGTTCCACATATGCAGCGAACTCGTCATCGTATTCCGCCAGCACATCTTCCACAAAGCTGGTGGAAAGCGTGCCGCCGTTCTCTGAGGAGATGCCTTCATAGTTCCAACGCCGCCAAAGTTTCACCACAACATCTGCGGCGATTGGCTCCAGCAGTTCCGGGAGTGTCGGCTCCCGGATGCGCAGACAGATGCGGACACCAGCCAGGTCACACAGTTCCCGGAGCCGCTGCTCCTGATCTGCCCCAGGCTCGCCGTCCAGCCGCACCTGTACCCGTTCCAACAGCGCCATCAGTCCGCAGCGATGGTGCCGATCACAACACCGTCCAGGCGCTCTGCAAACAGTGTGGGCGCTGTCACGATGTGTGTCTCGTAGTTGTCACGGCTGTAGTCCGGCGAATGGGTGATGCCTACCAGACCGGTCTCGTCTGTGGTAAAGCTGAACGCCTTGCTGATCTCGCCGCCGGAGATCTTCGGGTACGCCAGATTGATGTTGTCCGCAACGGTGGCGTAGATCTTGCCCTTGGGGACGCTGGCGTTTGTCATCATAGACACATCCAGAAATGCCTTGAAATAGGTCATGCCGAATGCGTTCTGGGTGGTGATGTCGGAGCCGCCCAGATATGCGGAAACGTCCATCGGGTTCGCCAGGATGATGACAGAGCCTGCGCCGTCGTCCTCGAACAGTACCTGCAGCTGACCCCATGCGTCCGCCACAACTGCCTGCATGGTCTTTCCGGCTGCTGCGCCCGTGCCGTTTGCCAGGAAGGCCGCAAATTCGCTGCGGATGTTGCTCTGGATCTTCCGCAGCAGGGCGCTGTCTGCCTCCTGCACTGCCTGGTCGAAACCGCTGCGCTGGATTGCCTCCATGGTCACTGCCTTGCGGTACTTCTTGTAGGCAAGCTCATAGGTCTTGTCCGGGGTCTTTTCCACCTTGGACAGCGGGATCAGATCGCCCTCTGCCACGTTGCCGTCTGCCAGCGTGACCGCACGCTTATAGGTCTTGATGGTAGAACCCTCTGAGAGTGCCTGCCGTCTGGTGATGCCCAGCATCTCCTGCAGCTTTTTGATGCCGCCGGTAAAGCGGTTCACAAAGTCGATAGACTGCGCTTTCGCAAAATCGGTGGTAATATTGGTGTTTTCCTGTACTGCCATGTTGTACTCCTTTCGTTACTGGAACAGATCCATGTTGCTGCGGATCGCCTCAATGCGCTCGTCTGCGTCTGCGATCGCAAAGATCTGTTCCTTGGTCATTTTGCCTGCCGGTGTCCCGGCCTTTGGTGTGCTGGAACGCAGCCGTTCCTTTACGGCAGCCTCTACAGCGTCAGAGAACAGCTGCGCAAACTGTTCCACATTCTTTTTCGTGGTCTCTGCGTCCTCTGTCACAATGGCTGCCAGCAGTCCGTCTGCGGCGTGGATGTTCTTTTCCGCCAGCATTCCCCGTGCGGTGTCCTGCATCTGCGCCAGGTTCATCTGCTTTTGCAGCTGCGCCAGCTGGTCCTTATAGCTGTCCCGTTCGTATTCCAGGCGCTGTGTGCCGTTCATGCCGGCAAGCTTTTCCGCCTCAGACTGCTGCGCCTGCTGTTTTGCCGTGAAATCCTGGAG